AATTATCACTCAACACGTCCCAGATGGCAGAAGCAGGGTTGGTTTTAAGCACTGCACTTAAATTGTTAGTTTCGGGTGGCTTGTTGGTTACGACAACATTTAAGCTGTTGGGGAATCGTATTGCTTCGCTTGCGGCCTCTATGTCGTTTTTGGCAACTGGCCAGTTTAAGCTTGCGTTTGAGGTGCTAAAGCAAGAGGGGGCGGACGCTGTTAGCATACTCATAGCACTCTGGGAGCGGTTACAGAAGACGTGGAGCCAAGAAGTGAAACCGCCGGTTTTCGTTCTGCCACCGATGGTTGTTGATGATTATGTGGCACCTATATCAACGATAAAAGATTATGTCGAAAAAGCCTTTTCCGGCATGTCAAACGCGATAACAGAATTTGCCATGACCGGTAAGGCAAGTTTTAAAGATTTTGTAAACTCAGTTATCGCGGATATGACAAAAATGATGGTTCAGCAAATGATAGTGGCCCCACTGATGGGTGGTGTTATGGATTTTTTCAATCCTACTACCAAATCGGCCAACGGTAATGTTTTTAACAAATCCGGCTTGCAGCCATTCGCCAACGGTGGCGTCGTAAACTCTCCGACCGTATTTCCTTTTGCCAGCGGAATTGGTCTTATGGGTGAGGCCGGCCCCGAAGCAATTATGCCATTAACCAGGATAGGTGGGAAACTTGGAGTAAAAGCACAGGGCGGCGGAACAACAATAAATCAAAACATCTCTGTAGATGCTCGCGGCTCTTCTGTTTCATCGGCAGATATAGAAAATGCTGTTGCTCGCGGTGCTGCTGAGGGATATTCCAAGGTGTACTCCGATATAACCAGGCGCGGCCCGATCAGAAAGGCTATTAAGTGAGCGTTTTAACTTTTCCCAGCATTTCTGCCGCCTCTGTGGTTTGGCGGCTGGTCAGCCATACGCAAATATTTAGGTCGCCGCTTAATGGGGCAACTCAAACTTTAGAATTACCCGGGGCTAGATGGGCTGCTGACATATCCTTTCCCCCGCTGGGTGACGCTACCCGGAGAGAGCTGACAGCTTTTTTGATTAGCCTTCGCGGCAGAGCTGGCAGTTTTTACTTATCGGAGCTAAGTAACCAATCCCCGCTGGGATCAGTAAACGGTAGCCCGGTAGTAGATACCTCAGTTAGTAACACTCCATCGCTGATAGGATCAAGCGGATGGACGGTAAGTTCCTCTGGAGTTTTAAAGGCTGGCGATATGATAGGATTTGCAACTGGGGAACTTAAAATGGTTATTGAAGATGTCGACTCCGATGGTAGCGGCGAGGCAATTATCAAAATAGAGCCGCCATGCAGAGAGCAACCGACTAATGAAACATCAATTATAACCGATGCTCCGACCTGTATTATGAGGTTAATAGATGATAGCCAGGCAGAGTGGACAGCAACCCCGGGGAACATTTATGAATTAAACATATCTTGCGAGGAGGTTATAGTATGAGCCGTGATTTAACCGATTTAACCAAAACGGCTCTAGCAGATGATGTTGTGAGGCCGATAACTATGCTACTGATAGAGTTAGATGGTGGCACAGTTGCCGTACACTCCGGGGTAGGTTCATTTACTTTTGATGCGGTTGAATATTTAGGGGTTGGCAATTTTGGGAATATCTCTGAAATCCACGAAACCAACGATGTTGCACCATCCGGCGTAAAAGCAACACTAACTGGAATCCCCCCCGAATATCTATCATTAGTTGTTGGCCAGCATTATCAGGGGCGAAATGCCGAAGTTTATATGGGGCTACTCAACGAGGATCATACCCTGATTGCGGATCCGTCATTGGCTTTTAAGGGGCGGGTTGATTATGCAGATATTGAGATAGGCGAAGAAGCATCCATTAGTTTATCAATTGAATCAAGGCTTGCAGATTGGGAGCGGCCGAGAATCAGAAGATACACACACGAAGATCAACAAGCAGAATATCCCGGCGATATGGGGTTTGAGTTTGTTGCTGAAATGGCGGAAAAGCCGATTGTCTGGGGGGTGTAATGTCGAGATTTTCAGATTGGCCGAGCAAACTTTTTGATGCGATTGAATCACGGGAAGATACTCCGTTTGAATGGGGCGAAAATGATTGTTTATTGTTTGTTGCAGACATGGTTTTAGCGATTACCGGTGTTGATTATGCAGCGGATTATCGTAAAATCTATAAAGATGAAGCAGAAGCAAATGATATTATGCTTAAATTAACTTCCGAGGGGACAGTTTTGGGAGTCATTGACCTATTTTTTAAGCGAATACCAGTATTACATGCTCATCGTGGGGATTTGGTTGCAAAACCAGCATTACCTACCCACGCTATTGGTATCTGTGCCGGTGGTGGTTGCTATTTTGTGGGGCCTAAAGGGTTGTCAAAATGGCCGTTACAATCCTGTATTACTGCTTGGAGGGTTAGCTAGTGGCTCAAATATTGCCATTGGTAGCAGGGGTTGCGGCAAAAGCGGCAGGATGGGGGAAGATTGGTCAATTTTTTGCTATGGCCGCCGCAAGTGTTGCCTCTGCATCTATCCAGGCATCACAAGCGCGGCGCGATGCAAAAAAAGCAGCTCTAACAGACGAGGCGCAATCCAGACAGCATATTGTGAGGAGCAGTACCTCCCCGCGGCGTGTTGTTTATGGCGAGGTACTCACGTCTGGAACATTGGTATTTGTTGATTCAAGCGGAGATAATAACCAATATTGCCACATGGTTATAACTCTGGCAGGACACGAAGTTGAAGAAATAGGCGATATTTATCTCAATGATGAGTTGCTTGATTCTGAATCCTCCAAATATGTGTATGTTGATATTAACAAACATCTAGGTGCTGCTGATCAGGTAGCCGACCCTGATTTGATAGCTGTTTCTAATTTATGGACAGATAATCACAGATTACGCGGGGTCGCTTATATTTATGTCAAACTTACATGGCCTCAAGACAACGGAAACGAAATATGGCCTACCGGGCTACCTCAAGTACGGGCGATGGTAAAAGGTAAAAAAATATACGATCCAAGAACACCAGTTACGGAATATAGTAGTAATTGGGCTTTGTGCGTTCGCGATTATCTCTCAAGTGCAAATGGTTTAAATTGTGATGATAGTGAAATTGATGACGACCTGATAATAATAGCAGCAAATATAAGCGATGAAGTTGTTGATGGGGGGGCTCTTGTCCCACTGACTGATACAACTGAAGATTGGAATTTTCAAAGCTCGAACGAATCTTTTACCGGTGCCCGTGCGACTTTGACAGTACAGGCTGAGTATTCGATTTTGAATGCAACCGCCCCAACTCCGCGAATGAAACACTTGATGATTGCATTTTCCGGCGCTGAAAATCGTTTTGTGCGGGTGAAAGTGCGGCGGGTTGTGGGGGCTACATGGCGGGGGAGGGTTTATTATTCAACATCCGGGCATGGGTTTACGGGGAACTACTACGGCGGCATGGACTCGATAGACATTGATGGAGATTTCCATTTTATCGAGGCTGACATGCACGATCTTGTAATCGGCGGGGATGACTGGAAAGACAACACAATTACCGGTGTATATTTTGCTTTTTGCGATGATGCTGATGCAATTACATACGTCGAGTGGATTCAGGTTGGCGGCGATAAATCGACATACAACCTAGAGGTAACATCAAAAAACAGGGTTAATTTCGGAGGTAGGATTTTTGAAATAATATCACCTCCTATTAATTTTGATGAGCGCAACAGAGAAGTACAACTTATGACCGTGGAGCGCGTTTGATGGCTGAAGAATTCGGGGTTGAAGGCTTTGCTGCATTGGCACAAGCCTTAAAACAATTCCCAGCGAGGGTCGAGCGAAAAATATTGAGGAGTGCCGCACAGGCCGGGGGGCAAGTAGTGCTAAAAGCAGCAAGGCAAAATGTCCCTGTAAAAACCGGACGGCTCAAAAAAAGTATTGTACGACGGAGCAGGGCCGGGCGGAAAATACCGGGGCAAGTGGCTGTTTCGGTAGGAATAACCGAAGAAGGTTTCTATGGAAGATTTTTGGAGGAAGGAACTTTTAAATACCCTGCAACGCCATGGTTAAGGCCAGCGCTGGATGACAATATCAGCGAAATAATATCAGCAATCAGGGATCGATTAAAAAAAAGGATTGAAGCCGAGGCGGGCAAGGCAGCTAAAGCGTCTGGGATGCGGAGACTCAAATAAATGGCAGTATTTATCGAACAAACCATATTCAGTGAACTTGCGGCGAATCCAGGGATTGAGGCAATTGTCGGGCAGAGAATCTACCCATTAGTTGCCCCGGAAGGTGCGACAATGCCAGCTATCGTTATTCAGCGGATCAGCGGCGGACAAATAAACAGCTTATCTGGATTTAGCGGCATAGAGCGGCCACGGTTTCAGTTTTCTTGTTATGGTTCAAAATATGGCGAGGCCAAAAACGCAGCTAGACAACTACGGAAAGCCGTTGAAGCATCAACAGAATTAAAAGCTGTTTGTGAAAACGATATCGACCAGTATGACAACGAAGCAGACTTGTTCAGATGCACGGTTGATTTTTATATCTGGGCAGAAGTTGTTTTATAGACCACGAACGAATTTGCAGAAACAAATATTGATTTTGTAAACGAACATTGGAATTTTGCTAACTAATAATGAAAGGTAAAAACTATGTCTGATGCTACAACATCCCAAGGGGTATTAGTTCAGCGCGGGAACGGAGAGGAAACGGAAACTTTTTCAACAATCTCGGAAGTTTTAAGTTTTTCCAGCCCAGATGGCGGGGCGAATGAAATTGACGTCACAAGCCTTGATAGCACTGCAAAAGAATTTAATATTGGATTGTTTGACGGTGGGTCGATGTCATTTGATTGTATTTTTGTCGCTGGTGATACTGCACAAGATGGTATTATCGCTGATAAAAACGCGGGTACGGAAAGCAATTTTAAAATAATTATACCGGATACCGGGACGACTACGTTGTCTTTTGGTGCTTTTGTAACTAATGTTTCTGTTTCCGGCAGCGTCGATGATGTTGTTAAGGCTAGTGTTACCCTGCGCGTAAATGGCGCAGTGACTTGGAGTTAATAATGCTGCTATCAAAAGATCAAATTTTAAACATTGAGGACACTAAATTCGAAGATGTTGATGTTGATGAGTGGGGCGGCTCTGTACGTATTAAGCTAATGTCCGCGTCTGATCGAGATGCTTACGAGGCCAGCACATTTAAGATGATTGGCAAGGAAATAAAACCAGACATGGTAAATGCAAGAGCCAAATTAGTTTCAAAATGTGCTATCGATGAAGACGGAAATCTTTTATTTTCAGCTGGCGAAGTTGGAAAACTAGGGCAGAAATCATCAGCGGCTATGGATCGTTTAGTAAGTGCTGCAAGAAAAATTAACGGGATGGATGAACAGGCGATTGAAAACTCAATAAAAAACTAGAAACCCGGCCACAACGAATGTTTATTTTTACGTTAGCGTTGCGGCTGGGGAAAACCGTTAAAGAACTTTTAGAAGGGATGGACTCGTTAGAGCTAACTGAGTGGTGGGCGTTTTTTATTTTGCAAAAACGTAGTCAGGCTGATCCCGAAGACATGGCGGAACAATTAAAAAAAGCGTTCGAAAAATTCCCAAGGGCGAACTGATATGGCAGCAGTAATTGGATCATTAATGGTTGATATCGGGGCTAACGTAGCCCGGTTACAACGCGATATGAACCGCGCACAATCAACCGTGTCGAAATCGGTATCGGGTATGAAAAGGATGGCAACAGGGCTTGCCGTGGCGCTTGTTGCTGGTTTTCGTGTCCGGGCGATGATTAGAGCTGGCAAGGAAAGCCTCATCTTGGCCGACAAGTATGCCAAAATGAGCCGGTCCATCGGAATGTCGGTTGAGTCGTTGTCCTCCCTAAATCATGCAGCTGAACTTTCTGGAACGACTTTTGATGTTGTTGCTAAATCAGCTGCCAAACTTGCAAAAAATATGAAAGATGTCAGGGATGAAGTAGGCGAAGCACTTGAAGCGTTTGAGGAAATAAATATTTCTGTTGTTGATTCATCGGGCAAAATGCGCGGGACAGAATCGGTGCTAATGGATATCGCTGATAGATTTAGCACGATGGCAGACGGAAGCAGGAAAACTGCTCTTGCTATGGATATTTTCGGGAGGTCAGGGGCGGCACTTATCCCCTTATTAAATGCCGGGGCATCTGGAATAAAAGAGATGCAAGCTGAAGCCGTGAAGCTTGGCATAACTTTTGATACAAAAACAGCTATGGCTGCTGAACGGGTTAATGATCAGTTTTTAAGGGTTAGTAGTGTGTTCCGTGGCATGACTAATAAAATTATGGTCAAGCTACTGCCAGACATTGAAAAACTGGTTGGTTGGATGTATGAATTATCACTCAACACGTCCCAGATGGCAGAAGCAGGGTTGGTTTTAAGCACTGCACTTAAATTGTTAGTTTCGGGTGGCTTGTTGGTTACGACAACATTTAAGCTGTTGGGGAATCGTATTGCTTC